TATATTTCCAACATAAAAAAAAAAAAAATAAACGTACAACTAGGGTGCGACATACTGTCACATGCAAGCGTCTATTACCTCCTCGACATCGCGTACCCACTCACGACAACGACATGCGCTACCCACTTAAGTCACCCCGACAAGAAAAAACATTTGTGTGATATCAACGACATATAAAATAGTTGAGAATCTCATGTTTACTTTCGCAGAATAAGGGGTGTATATATAAGTAACAGCACTACGTAAGTTTCTTACTTAAGTATTTATACAATGTGATATATAATACTGATATGTGTATACGTAAGTATATACTATAGTAGTGCTACACAAGTTTCCCCAAACCATGACGAACCTTTCCATCATATAAACCATAAAGAGATGTGGTCATGCTGATGGGGAAAAACCTATCTTGAGAGAGAACCTATTATGTCGATCCCTTCAATTCCATACAGCGAGATCATCGCTAAGAAAGTACGTGAAGGCATCCGTAGTGGGGTCTCTGTCAAAGATATTATGGGGTCGATCCAGAAGTATCAGAATGCACCTTCGAGTACAGCTACCTTCTACAAGTTGTATGGCGAAGATATTGCTGAGACTAAAGCTAGTATTGTCGCTGCCATTGGTAGTGTCGTTGTGCAGCAAGCACTAGAAGGTGACTTCAAGTCCCAAGAGTTTTATCTCCGTTCTAAAGGTGGTTGGTCACCTAACAGTACGATCAATGAGATGGAACTAGAAAAAGACCCTGACACAGACGATAGTGCTATCGACAGTTTGATGGGCCTACTAGGAAAATCTAAACCCGATGACGAAACTTCCAGTAACAGCTGACGATCTACGGTCTCTTTCTGAGGAAGAGGTTGCAGACATCCTACATAAACTTGGCCCTGCTAAGGCAGAAGAGCTAAGGTACAACTGGGAGTTCTGGGCTAGACAAGATCAGTTAGAGCCGAAAGGTGATTGGTCAGTTTGGTTAGCCCTAGCTGGACGTGGATGGGGTAAGACCCGTGCAGGTTCTGAATGGGTACGTCATCGTATCAAGAAGGGCGATAAGATCGTTCATTGTGTCGCTCCCACTAAGGGCGATGTAAGACGGGTTATGGTTGAGGGTTACAGTGGACTACTTAATGTCTGCTGGAAGGGTGATGAAACCTATCGTGGTAAACACATCGGCTTCCCTGTCTGGTCACCAACAAACAATTCATTAACATGGGAGAATGGGGCTCAAGCTCTATTCTTCTCGGCGGAAGACCCTGAGCGTCTCCGTGGTCCACAGGCATATAGTGCATGGACAGACGAACTTTGCGCATGGCGCAACGCACAAGAGACTTGGGACATGATGATGTTCGGGCTACGCTTAGGGCGACACCCACAAGTCTTTGTGACAACAACTCCCAAAACTACTAAGCTGCTTCGTGGTATCATTGCAGATGACAAAACCATCATCAGTAAGGGTTCCACATTTGATAACTCTGCTAACTTAGCGGGTTCATTCCTTGATGCGGTTAAGAAGACATATGAAGGCACACGCCTTGGTAGACAAGAACTTTATGCGGAAGTCTTAGACGAGGCATCAGGTGCTTTGTGGAACAGGGCGCTTCTACACAAGTGTGAGATAGATAAAGATACTGTCCCACAGCTTGCTCGTATCATTGTTTCCATTGACCCTGCTGTTAGTGCTAATGCTGAGAGCGATATGACTGGCATGATTGTCGCTGGCATAGACGTCAATGGCATCGCATACGTACTAGAAGATCACACAGGTCGCTATACTCCACAACAGTGGGCTGCTAAGGCGATTGAACTGTACCATAAACACATGGCTGACCGTATTGTCGCGGAGAAGAACCAAGGTGGTGATATGGTACGTCACACTTTACACACCGAAGACGAAACCGTCCCAGTTAAACTCGTACACGCAAGTAGGGGTAAGATGGCACGGGCTGAACCTGTCTCTGCTTTGTACGAACAAGGTAAGGTTAAACACGTTAAGGGACTAAACGACTTAGAGGATCAGATGGTACAGTGGGAACCTTTAGGGTCCACAGGCTCCCCAGACCGTCTTGATGCTATGGTATGGGCTATAACGGACCTCTCACTGAATGGATATGCAAAACCACAGCTAGTGCTGGCATACTCTAACGCACAAGGCTTAAGATAAAATGGCAAAGAAACTCTCTCCAACGGAAGCTACGAGCATCTTAGGTGTCTCTGGTGATAACACACACAACGGTCAAATCCGTTCGGACGAGTTTCTCTCTGAGCTTCGTGGCAAGAAAGCTATCCGTAAGTATCGTGAGATGCGTGACAACGATAGCACTATTGGTGCTGTTATGTATGCTACTGAACAGGTACTACGTGACGTAGACCTCAAGGTCTTTCCTGCTAATGATTCCCCTGCCGCCAAGGAAGAGGCTGATTATGTACAGAGTGTTCTGCAAGATATGGATCACTCTCTTGACGATCATGTGGCTGAGGCTCTATCCTGCCTGTCATATGGTTTTGCTTGGTTTGAAGTTGTATATAAGCGCCGTGTTGGCCCTGCACAAATTAGCGATAAGAAGCGTAGTAAGTATTCTGATGGTCGTATTGGTGTTCGTAAGATCGCTATGCGCGCGCCTTGGACAGTTTCTAAGTTTGATGTAAACCAAAAGACTGGTGACATCTTAGGTATTTATCAAGAGGGTAGCTATGCAGGTTCTAACAGTAATTACATCCCCTCCCGCAAAAGCCTTTATTACCGCACTACTACTATTAATGGTGATCCCAGTGGTCGTAGTATCCTACGCAATGCTTATACGTCTTATGAGTATCTGAACAACTTGCAAGCCATTGAGGCTATCGCAGTTGAGCGTGAACTTGCTGGTATCCCAGTTGCACGTATTCCATCGGAGTACCTCTCAGCTGATGCTACCCCATCACAAGCTGCCTTTAGACAAAACCTAGAGCAGATTCTCCGTGATGTTAAGTTCAACGAACAGGGTTACATTATTACCCCTTCCGACACCTATCCTGACAAAGACGGTTCCCCTACTCAGATTAGGTTAGTAGATGTTGAACTTATGTCGTCTAGTGGGTCACGAAATATCGACATCGACCCCATTGTTCGACGTTATCAGCATGACATTGCACGTAGCGTTCTCTCTGAGTTTCTAATGCTTGGCAGTCAGGGCGGTTCATACGCCTTGTCTAAAAGCAAGACAGACCTGTTCCTCCGCGCCCTAGAAAGCTACATACAACAGATTGTTGATGTACTTAATAAACAGCTAGTTGAGCGTCTCTGGGAGTTGAACGGTCTGGACTATTCACTGATGCCAACTATCAAAGCTGGTGATGTCGCTCCTCACGACCTACGTGAGATTGCAGGGTTCCTGCGTAACCTTAACGGCGCGGATATTAACGTCAGTAATCACCCAGAGGTTATCCAAAACCTTATGGACATTGCTGAATTGAATTATGACCCTAATGGGGCTACAGAAACAGAGAAGCCAGAGGCTCTCGAAGAAGAACAGGACGAAGAATAATGGCATACCTAAATGATCGCGTTTTCGACCAAGGACTTTCTGTCCTCGACCTCGAAGCTAACGCAGTACACGTAACCTCAGCAGAGGCTACCAACTACACAGAAGCTACAGCAACTTACACGCTTGGCCTTTCAAGCTCCCTTTCCATCGGCGCTCCATCTGATCGTACTGGTGGCGGACGTAAGGTTACAGTAACAGCTATCGACGATGGCGACATTACTGGCACTGGTACAGTTACTCACTATGCGCTAGTTGACACAATTAACTCTCGCTTGCTGGCTACAGCTGCACTTACAGCCACGCAGTCTGTAACAAACGGTAACACATTTACCCTTGCTACATTTGACATCGGCATCCCTGATCCATCGTAAGGAATAAACTATGGCACTTGTAATTAAAGATCGTGTGAAGGAAACCACCACAACTACTGGTACTGGTACCTACACACTAGCAGGTGCCGAAGTTGGCTTCCAATCGTTTTCCTCTATTGGGGATGGCAACTCTACCTACTACTCACTCTCTAACAAAGCTGGAGACTGGGAAGTAGGTGTTGGTACATACACTGCCTCTGGAAGCACTTTGGCACGTACTACCATCCTGTCATCTTCCAATGCTGATAACGCAGTAGACTGGCCAGCTGGTGAGAAGATTATTTTCCTCACGCAACCAGCTGATAAAGCAATCTACAAGAACCTCACTGGTTACACTACTGGTACTGAGGTAGAGGCATACTTAGACTTTGATACAACTGCTGCAACTAAGCCGCCCCACCGTGCGGGTCGCTTGTTCTACGACGAAGAGTATGGCGCTCTTGGCTTCTACAACAACGAAGCTGATATTACCCTACAGGTTGGTCAAGAAGAGTGGGTACGAGTTTACAACGATAGTGGTTCAGCTATTGTCGATGGCACTCCTGTCTACGCTACAGGGTCTACTAACGAGGCTCTTAACATTTCACCAGCTGATGCAACTACAGAGCAGAAGGCTCGTGTTATTGGTTTTTCAACCCACACCATTGAGAACTCAACTTACGGTTATGTGACTACTCGTGGTCTAGTTTCTGGCCTTGATACCTCTGGTTTGATAGCTGGTACACCAATCCACTTGTCGCCTAATGGTGGTTTTCAAAATGATGCTCCCACATACCCTTACTTCCCAACGGACTTGGG